CTCGTTGCCGTTGCTCTTCCGGATGCGCGCGTACCGGGCCAGGGCCGAGCCGGAGATCTTCTCCCAGAACTCGTCCTCCCAGCGCTTACGCGCATCGTTGCGGGTCTGGGCGGCGTACACGATGTTCTGTCCAGGGAACGCCAGGGCCCGGTGGACCTGGGCGGCCAGGCACAACTCGGTCTTGCCCTGCTGCCGGGAGACGGACAGGCCGACCTCGCGGTGCGCGAAGCGGCCCGTGACCGGGTCGATCTCCAGGGCGACGTCGGACACGTACTTCTGCCACGGCATCGGCGGGGCGCCGAGCCGCTCCATGACCTTCCACAGCTTCGGCCCGAGCGATGGCCGGTCCGGGTGCCGCGGCGTCCCCCAGCGTGGCGGGCAGGTCAGGCCGTACCGCTCGTACAGATCCTCGGCGAAGCTACTCGGGGGAGCCCAGGTCTCCGAGGTCGTCGTCATCTTCAGCGGCCCGCCCCTCCAGCAGCTGGGCGAGCGTCTGCCGGAGCTCGCGGTTCAACTGGGGCAGGGACCGTCCGTCGTCGGCGCCGGCCACGGCTTCCCCGCAGGTCTGGCACTCGCCGCTCGCTGCGGTGTCGATCGACCGCGCGAGTGTGTACGCCATCTCGGACAGCGACGGCTCGACGCCGGCCAGGTCGCCGAGCTGCTCGACGTCGTCCCGGACGGCCTTCTCGACGGGGCCCATGACGCCCCCTTTCATGATCGTCCGGGGGTCACTGGCCCGGGGAGAGAAAAATGAAAGCTGGGCGCGGGGTTGAGAAGATGATCTTTCCTAAAAAACCCAGCCGATCTCAGCCGGATCAGGCTTCTGACCTGCGGTTTTGCTTGATCGATTCGAGCCTCTGACCTGCACGTTTCCAGGTCTACGGCCCGGCGAACCAGTCCACGGATGTCGCCAGCTGGACGACCTCGGCCAGGGGCCGGTCGCCCTTCTCCGAGTTGCACTTGCGGAGGCAGACGGGGCAGCCGGCCACGCCGTGGATGGGTGCGACGTTGTCGGGGTCGAGGCGGGCGCCGCCCTTGCTGACAGGGTGGATGTGGTCGACGGTGTCGCTACTGCCGTGGCCGCAGACGATGCAGACGTCGGATGCGGCGAGGGTGCGGGCGCGGAGCTGTCGCCATCCGTAGGACGTGAGCTCGCTGCGGTCGGTGGCCACGCTCGCCCCCTGTCTGTGCGGGGTACCTAGCTCCCGCTCCCTGGTTCGCGGTCTCCCGCCTACCGGCTCCTCGTGCCTCCGGCGTGGCGCCAGGCCCCGCGTGCTGTCAGACCTTGCAGAAGCCGAGACCCTTGAGCGCCTCGTTGATCTGCTTGCCCTGGGCCTCGGTGGTCGTGACGTCCCTGTAGGTGAAGCGCTGCGAGGCGGACCAGTCGGCCTTGGTGCTGCCGCCGTTGATGGTGCTGCACTGGTTGCGTGCGGCGTCGATCGCCTTGTCCTCGTACTTCACGATGCCCGGGTTGGCGGCACCGAGGGCGCGAAGCAACTCGGCGCGCTTGGCACCGGTGGGCTCGGGCGGGATGCCGGCCGCCTTGGCGGCAGCGCTCACGTCGACGCTGGGCTCGCTGCTCTTCGTGGGCGCGGGTGTGGGCTTGGCGTCCGTGTCGTCGCTGCTGCTACATCCGACGAGTGCGGCGGCGAGCGTGATGGTGACGGCCGCGATGGTGATGCGGGTGCGCATGATCCCCCCTGGGATGTTGTACCTGAAGGGGCATCATCTGGGATCCAAGGGACGATCGGGTGCGCAGTGACGGTCTCGTGACACGGCGAAGCCCCCGCCGGGGGGACCGTAACGGGGGCTTCGTCGTGCGTTAAGGCGACCCGGCCGCTCCCACGACGAGCTTTTGGCGCCGGGCCGAGACTTGGCCCGGTTGTCTGCAAGTCGTGGCGACAGACGGTGGGACCTCTGTTGCTCGGGCTCGCCGAGCGGCTTGTGGTGCCGATTGAGGGCACAGTTGTACACGCAGATCGTGACACCGCGCTGACCTGCGGTCAAGCGGCGTCGCGCTCCTGGCGTTTGGCCTGGAGGGCGGCGACGTCTTTGACGGCGTACCAGGCCTGTCGGGGGGTGCCGCCGGAGCGGGTGAGGTGGCCGCGGCGGACGAGTTGGCGGACGCCGTCGAGGGTGATGCCGAGGGTGCGGGCGGTCTGGTGGGCGGTGAGGTGGCCGGGCCGGATCATCTGCGACTCCATGCCTCCATGATGCGGCAGCGGTGTCCCTCAGGAGCACTGTCCCGGAGGCCGGTTCCGGGCTGGATCGGGGCTCGCATGGGAGGGCCCGAAACTCGAAACTTCCCAGCTCACACCCGATATCGGGGGCGAAACCGGTTTCGGATCAAGGTGAAACCATGGGCTTGATCCGAAACCGGTTCGGAGGGTCCTATTCGCCGTCCTCGGCGGCCGGGAGATCGGCGTACCGGAGGCCCTTGGCGCCGCCGCAGCACTCGCGGATCGTGAGCTGCCGGGTGGACACCTTGAACGGCTTCAGCGCGGCGCTCAGCGCGGTCGAGGCCCCTGCGGCGTCCATGTCGAGCCACGGCCGGTACAGGTCGGCCCGGTAGGCGGCGAGGGCCTCGACGAGCCGGTGGGAGTGGACGGTCTCGACTCCGTCCGGCCAGATGGCGCGCAGGTGGTCGAGGATCGTCTCGACGTCCTGCTCCTCGACCAGGGCGCCGACCGCCTGCCCGGTGAGGGTGCCGGCGGCCATGCGGAGAGCCAGGGCGCGCTTGCCAATGTCCTCGGCCTCGGTCTGCTTGATGAACGCGGCCCGGACGGTGAAGCCTTCGCGGCCGCGGGCGAGGATGCCGGTGCCCTGCTCGTCGATGCTGATGTCGGTGGCACGGAGGCCGCGGTCGTAGGCGCCGGTACCCAGCACGTTGTTGTTGGCGCGCCAGTCCATGACGGCGAGGCACAGGCGGGTGCCGACGCTGCTGGACACGGAGGACGGCAGGGACGGGGCATCGGGGTTCTGGGTGAGCAGGATGAGGATCAGCCCGTAGGCGCGGCCCTTCTTGATCAGGCGGGTGGCCAGGGCGGCGGCCTCGTCCTTGTAGTCGGCGTGGGTGAACAGCTCCTGGACCTCGTCGATGACGATGACGCGGGGGCCGAGGCGCTGCTCGGGGTACTTCTCGGCGAGGGCGCGGGTGACGCGGCGGCCGTCGGGGACCTCGGAGGCGGGCAGGCTCTTGATGAACTTGGCGCGCCGCTGGTACTCGGCGATGCCGGAGCGCATGCCGGCGAGGGCGGCTTCCAGGTCCTCGTCCTCGTCGCCGGAGACGTAGCGGTGGCAGACGGGCTTGACGGAGTCGAGGTCGCCGGAGCCCTTGAGTTCGTAGATCCACAGTTCGGCGGTGGGGTCGAGGGCGACGCCGAGGACGATGGCGAGCGCGCAGCTCGTCTTGCCGGAGCCGGGGATGCCGCCGACGAGCAGGTTGGAGTACATGAGGGTGATCTCGATGAGGTTGCCGCGGGGGTCGAAGCCGTAGGGGAGCGGCTCGTACACGTCGGCGGTGCCCTGCTTCATGAGCGGCCACAGCTTTCGGCCGGCCTTGGCGGGGTCGCGTTGGGCGACCCAGAGGACGAGGCGGCCGGGGTGGGCAGTGCGGTCGGCGGACGGCCATACGGTGCTGATGGGGCGTCGCATGGCCGCGGCGAGCGCGGCCCGCTTCTCCAGAACGGCGGTGGCCTCGATGCCCGGGGGCAGATCGACCTCGGCGCGCCATCCGGGGCCGTCGCGCATGACCTCGGCGGCGAACTCGACGCCGCGGCGCCCCTTCTTGCCCTCGATGCCGATGGCGGCGAGCGCGTCGATGACCTCGGTGGAGTCGAGGCGGCGGAGCACGTTGGTGGCGACGTAGCGGGTGACCAGGGGGCGGCTGTCGTGCTTCTTGCCGTTGAGGCCGACGAGGGTGGCGGCGGCGAGGGTGGCGGTGAGCGTCCAGCCGGGGGACAGGAAGCAACCGACCAGGGTGGTGATGCCGGTGGCCGTTGCGACAGCCAGGGAGGCGACGCGGCGCGGCCTGACGCGGCGGGAGTGCTCGCGGGACAGGGCGAGCCAGGCCTCGATGTCCGCGGACGCCGCGGCCTTGGCCTCGACGGGCCGGGCCTCGGTGTCGGTGACCCACTTGCCCCAGCGCAGGACCATGCGGGCGAGGCCGCGGGGTGCGCGGGTGAGCAGGCGCAGGGCGTACACGGGCAGGCGGATGGCGTGGAAGGCGGTGACGTGGCCGTAGTAGGACGCGGTCCAGCGGGCGGCGTTCACGAACTCGGCAGCGTTGCGCAGGAAGGTGGGGACGACGGGCGGGGCCTCGGCGAGGTACGCCTGGCGTTCGGCGATCCACGAGTCGGCCGGTGCGGGGCCGGCGGGCGGGTCGACGGGGCGGAGCTCGGCGTCCTGGACTACGTCGATGATGGTCTCGGTCAGGGTGTCGCGGGCCTCGTCGGTGAAGGCACCGGGGTCCGGGGGGCTGTCCTTGTGGAGCTGGATCACGTTCTCGGTCATGCTGGGCTGGTCCTGCCTCTCGGTGAGGTGTGGGACGCCCAGGGGCGGCGGCTGCTTGGCGGTAGGACGCCGCCCCCGGGGCACGGCTACTGGTAGCGGCGCAGCTCACGCTCGATGCGGCGGGCGGTCTGCTCGTGGTCGTTCATCTGCTGGCGGGCGGCGCCGCGCTCCTTGCCGCTGCTGGTGCGCATGGTCACCCGGGCGCTCGCGGCGTCCCGGCGGGCCTGGCTGAGGCGGCGCTCCAGCTCGGCGACCTCGGCCCGGCCGCGCTCCTCGGCGCGCTCCCCGATCCGCTCGGCCTCGCGCTTGAGGCGGTCGTCGATGGTGTCGGTGTTGCGGTCCCCGGCGAGGGACTGCTTGGCGGCCTTGAGGGTGAGCCAGGCCAGGCGGCGCTTCTCGGCGCCGGTGTACGAGGCGGGCATGGTCAGTCCTCCGGGGCGGTGTCGTCGGCGGGCGTGGCGGCGGCGATGAGCAGGTGGGTGCGGGCGATCGAGTCCCACAGGGTGCCGGTGGCGGCGTAGGGGGCGGCCTTGTGCGGGCCGTCGCCGCGGGCCGCGTTCTCGGCCCATCCGGCGAGCTTCTCCGCCTGGGTGAGCGCGTCGATCGCCTGCTTCAGGTGCTGCTCTCGGTTCACGGGTTCCTCCTGGTCGCGGGCCGGGCTGTCCGGCCCCACCGCACCCCCGCAGTCGTTGCTCAGACGGCAACGACTGACGGAGGACGGAAGGGCAAGTCAGCGGTGCAGGCCGATGCGGGCGAGGACGGTGCACACCTCGGGGTACGACGTCTTCACCCCGGTCGAGGCGGCGAGCGCGGCGACGTCGGCGGCACGGACGTGGCCGTGCTGGCGCTTCATGCCGCGGGCGATCCGGGCGATGTACGTCTTGCGCTCACGGGCGGCGCGGGAACGAACACTCATGGGGGGTAAGTCCTTCCAGTTCAGCGGCGCTTTTTGGTGGGCTGGATCTTCGAGGCGGCCCATCCGGCGGCGAGGATCACGCCGACCAGGGAGAGGCCGATCATGGGGAGGTTCGCGGAGACGGTGCCGATGATCCCGATGAGCGTTCCGCCGACGAGGACGACGACCGCGCACACGGCGGCCGTGCAGACGACGACCACGGCGAGGATCAGAAAGGTGACGATGATCAGCCGCTGCAGGGCGGGATCCATGCCCTGCTGAGTGGGCGCCTGCACGACGACCGGGGCCGGCGGCTGGCCGATCGTGAAGTGGACGGGCCGGCCCTGCTGGTCGTAGAGGACGTTCGGCGGGCGGTGGTGGGCGGCCGGCTCGATGTACTGCCGGAACTGCTCGGGCAGGTTGGACGGTTCGGGCTGGTTCATCGGACACGCCTCCACAGGCGGGGCAGGGATACGCGGACCGCGAGGCCGAGGCCGAACGCCACCGCGACGGGCTTGGACAGGACCGCGGCGACGACCGTGACAACCAGGGCCAGGAGCGGCGGGAAGGCGATCAGGAGCCCGAACAGGGCGCCGAGGAGAAGCCACTTCACGACCATCACTCCCCACCCGCGGCGGGCCCGGCCA